AGCAGTTTGAATAAATGCTCCTTTGATTTCCCATTCTCCTACGATATCTCCAACAGGTCCTAAAATATTAAGTTTTAAGTCTTTTTTATAAAAGTCTGAGTATCCAGCTCTTCCTGTTACTGATTCGTATGATAATCTAGCCCAGTCCATTACTGCTTGAGCTCCTGATGGTGTAATCGGATCATATAAGGTCATATCCATATCCGCCCAGTCTCTCTTTCCACGTATTTTTCTGTACGTGTTTATGTGGTCAAGCTTGATAACTTCATCTGTAAAGCTTGGAGCTGCTACGTTTTTAACCATAAAGGATGGAATACCGTCTATGAATAAGACGAATCTGTTCTGTACTTTCGGTTCGAAAGCTTTAAACATTATTTCATTTGGGTCTAATACTGCCATTTTATACTTTTAATTATTTATTATAAATATCTACTTTAAAATTTATGCTCCAAATGTTGCTCCTGTTGGCTCAACTGTGAAGTCTAGTACTATAAATTCTGCTGTTTTAGCTGGTTGAATAAATATCTGTCCTATTAATTGATTTCTATCTATTACGTCAGCTGTGTTATTTGTATCATCCATTACAATTCTGTAAGAGTAAAGACCTTGTCTTTCTACTACTGAATCTAAATATGGATTAACTGCTGATAAGAATTTATTTCTTGTATTTACTGTGTTCTGTTCAAATACTAAGTTTTGAGCTTGATTACCTAAGAACTCTTTAAGTTCGATTAATAATCTTCTTACATTTACTCTATCTAATGCTGATGCTTTAGTTTGTAATGTTTTCTGACCAAATACTGCTATTCCAGTTCCTGGGAAAGATGCTATTGGGTTTACTTTAGAGTTATATAATGTATCTCTATCAGTTCTTGATAATCTTCTTTCTGCTTGTATTACTCCTACTAATCCTCCTCTTACAAGTCCTGCTGGTGCAAACCATGGTGCATCTGCTCCATCTGTAAATGCATATACTCCAGGAATAAATGAACTTGGTGGAGCCCATACATTTTTACCAGTTGCAGATCTAGTCTGTAACCAAGGCCAGTATGTAGCTGCATATGAGCTATTTAGTAAAGCTGTTTGAGCTGCAGCAGAAGCTACAGTTCCTTCATTATATCTTCTTATGTCTAATACAAAAATACAATCTCCTCTACTTTCAGCTAAAGAAATAATATTTCCTATTGTAGCTGTATGAGCACTAACTGAGTCTATAAGACCAGGTGCTGAAATTATATTAAATTTAAAGTCATCTGCATTGTTAAGTAATGTAATTATAGGTGCATAATCTGCTGCAATTAATCCTTGAGTGTTTGTATTAATATCTCCAAAGTATTTGTTATCAGTTGCTAAAGGTACTATTCTACCAGTAGCACTATGGAATGATCCTGATTCAGCTATCGGTAGTGAACCTGTTAATGCTGCTGCTCTTATATTACCGTCATTACCTAAAAAGTTAATTGTAGGTGAATTAACTGCGCTTACTCTTATATATTTTGATTTATTTACATATTCTCCTGTAGTAGTAATATTGTCGGATGTTCCAGCAATAGCTTTAACTTGATTACCGATTGCTTTTTCTATGTAGTTATCAGCGTTTGGATCTAAGCTTAAGTTATTGAATGTTTCTAATACTACTTTATTTTTACTACTATCATCTCCTCTTCTTACTGATAGTGTAAAAGTTCCTAAAGTGTTACTTACGTTTGATACTTCCCATCTTAGGTTATCAACTGAACCAGACTTTAATGATCCGTCTGAGTTTTCTTCTGTTCCACCAACGTAAAGGCCTGAGCCAGTACAGTTATTATACAAGATTCCTTGACCGTGTGTCTGTAATGTAAAGGAAGGAGTGCTTCCATTTGCTGATGCTGATATATGGGTACTAGATGCAGCACCCCAAGTACCAGATGCTGATACTACTCTAGCTACTAACAATGAATCACCTCCTTGAGAGAAGTAATTTTTTGCTGCTAAAGAAGTTAAGAATTCTTGTTTAGTAGAAGCTGATTCAAATGTCTCTCCAAATACTCTTACATACTCGTTATAAGATGTAACTGTAGTTGGGACTTCCACTGGTCCTTTTACTGTAGGTCCTATTACACAAGCTCCGACTTCTGCGGGTGCTGGGGAGATAAAAGAGATATCATTTTCTCTTTGAAATACACCTGGGGAGATTATAGTTTCTGCCATGTTTGGTTTAATTTAATTATTGTATATTAATAAATATATTGACTATTACGAAAAACTCTTGTAAACAGAGTATTTGTCTTCTTATATAAATAGATACTAAAAGTCTAAAGTGTATTCGGAATAAAAGTACCTTTCTCTGGATTTATAGTTC